CAGTCATTTGACAATCTTCCAATTAGGATCATTTGTTTTATCAATCCAGAAGAAGTTCTTCCTGTTGATTGATGCAAGAAACAACTTATCTTCTGTCTCTTGTTCTACATGACACCCATGAAGTCTGTCCATCATGTTAGCAAACCTGTTCTTTGCTTTGCTAGAGATTGGTTCAACATTCACCATTTTACGTTTCACTTTAGTTGTCATCAATTAACTCCACAAAAAGACCAGAATGGTTGATCAAGTTCTACATCATCAAAGGTGTAGAGATATTCACATCCACAACCTTTAGCATACTTAAACAGTTGCTGATGATTCTTGAAGTGCTTAGGATAGATTGTATCCTCATCAGTTTCACCCCTTTCATGATAGTAAAGAGGTTGCTCTTCACGAGTATTACTATACTCATCATCCTTGAATGTAGACTCCCAGGTAGTTTTAGTCTTGAGTGAAGACATATCACCACCATCAATAAGATCAACAACCTTACTGCGTGCCTGGTAATCTTTCTTCAAGATTTCACCATTCCACTCAGGATAACCATCCCAGTGACAATATACACCAGAATAGGTATTGTCTTTGTGTTTGATTGAAATGAAACTACGAGTTCCCATTGTTTTGTTGAATAATAAAGTCAGTCTTCAATCAGAATCCATTCATCTTCATCACTCTCAGTGATGGATTCCCAATTATCTTCAAAGAGGTCAAACATTGCCTCATTAGGCACTACACAATCAAACTCATCAATTTGAATATCCTCAAGAAATGCAGTAGACATGAATCTCATTTGATTACCTAGTAATCATAGCATGAGATCCCCCTGTTTGGAGATTTATTGTGACACTAGTACATGTGTCACATCAGTATAATCAATCTGCCTTTTTAGTTCTTCTTTTTCTAGTTTTCTTGGGTGCTACTCCACCTTCCCATGCTTCATTTTCAGGGGTGCTAGGATCATCTGCAATAAAGTGTCCATTCTCATCCTTTGCTCTCTTAGGAGTTTCTGTTACTTGCTCCTCAGGATCTGGCGTTGGAGTATTACCAATCAAATTAAGAAATCTGCTCATTTTGCTATAGCAACTTAATTTTATTTAGAATGGAGGATACCAGAGTCGAACTGGTGACTAATGCTTGCAAAGCACTCATTTTACCACTAAACTAATCCCCCAATGCACATGAAAGGACTTGAACCTTCATGGATTGCTCCACTGGAACCTAAACCCAGCGCGTATACCAATTCCGCCACATGTGCAGACTCCCCCACCTGGATTCGAACCAGGAACCAAGTGATTAACAGTCACCTACTCTGCCTGTTGAGCTATAGGGGAATGAAGTTTATTCAGATTGCTTACACTCTAGCATGTATTCTACAGTGTTAGCAACATCTTCCATTGCATCTCTAAGAAATGGTCTCTGTCCTGATTCCTGACGCATTTTATCAGAATCATCACAGAGAGTCCATCTCCATTGTTGTTGAGATGTGGAATACCATAAGTTAATTTTCATAGTCTTGTTAATGACTAATCGGAATGACAGGATTCGAACCTGCGACATCTCGCTCCCAAAGCGAGTGCTCTACCAAACTGAGCTACATTCCGTGGTGGGAAATACTGGATTCGAACCAGTGACATACTGCGTGTAAAGCAGGCACTCTACCACTGAGTTAATCTCCCAAAGGAAGGTTAGGGATTCGAACCCTAGGAGGTTATTAGCCTCAGTAGTTTTCAAGACTACCACCATCAACCACTCGGTCAACCTTCCAAGTATAAAGGGGATTGCTCCCCTTATTTATCAGTTCTGAATGGGAATCAGAACCTTATTGTTTTTGAGTTTTGCAATCAGTTTGCCAACACTCTCAGCAGTACGAATTTGATCTTCAACACTCAGAGGATTGTCACATGCAAAGACATAGGACTTGTCAGGATTGCTAAGATAGGTCACACCAACTTTATTTTCATCATAGTCAAAAGAGACTTCAGAGATAGCAGAAGACTCAACATTGAGAATAACAGAAACAGACATTTGCCTTTGATTGATTACTTTGTAATGATAACAGATCTGGAGGGAAAAGTCAAGAGGTTTGTGCCACTTAGAGGAGTGTCACATCCTCCCAGTTCTCTTTGAATATAAGCATCAATGCTTTACTGTTGAATGGATTAAAGGTTGCATATTGATCACAAACAAATACAATTTGCCCCTTAAACCCATCATAATTAATACACATTTTCTCCTTAAGAATCATAGTATCAAAGATCAATAGTTCCAGAAATCATCATAGTCATCTTGTGTTGCCAAAGATATGTTATGTGTGGAAATGCCTGTAGGAAGATCAGAAAGATCAATGTCTAACTTCTTATATCCCATGAGCAGTGATTTCACATCAACTGCCCTATTCATTTGCTTTTTGTGGTAATCAATCCAAGAGTCAACTTCTTCAATCAACTCATCATAAAACTCTTGTGGAGTTGTGTCATCTTCATTAAGATACTCAGAGACTAAATCTGCTAACCTCTCTTTCCTTTTGATTTTGTAGTTATCAAGATTCATTAGTCCTTTTCCATGATTTACGAACTCTCTTCAACTCCTTGAGTTCCATTTTGATGTTCTGATAGGCAGTTTCACTGTCAATCTTGTCTGCCATTTCCATGGCAATGATAACATCAACTCTGGTGCCAAAGTGTTTAAGAGCAGTCTCAAAATTGTCTAAATCTTCATACATTTTTTGATTCCTCAATGTTGTAAACTACTGGATGGATTTGGTCCATCTTAGACTCTAATCTGTTCTCTGCTTCATACAAAGCATTTGTAAGTCCAATGTTCTCATCCTGAAGAGATTTGACTTCATCAGAGAGTCTGTGGACTTCACTCTTTAACCACAGAATATCATCTAAATTACCAACAATTCTTTCATCAAAAGACTTGATCCAATCCATAATGAAATGCTCCTCACCTGTCAAATCATTCTTTACTCTGTAATAGTAATCTTCTTCAGGATCAGAGTCATAAGGATACAACCAATTTTGTAACTCTAAAGACCACCCCCAAAGTATAACTCTAATAGATCTAAACATTAGATCACTCCTACTGATTTTAGATAGTTTCTATATGCTGCATACCTCTGCCATTTTGGTTGGTTTGGTACATCTAATTGATGACATATTTCACAATACATTAACCATTCATACCATGGAGTTGTTGGATCCAGGACATGATATGGGTACGATGTAGTAGTTGTTTGTGGGTTCATCATTCCAATGCCTAATTACTCCAGCAACAATAAAACAGTTAGTAATGAAATAAGTCAGTAAAATTACTGTCCTAATTTTTGCTACTTCGTCTGCTTCCTTGTCGCACTCGCTTGCTTTTTGTCCCAGGGATTTTGCCCACAATCTCCACACCTTTGGTTGAGATAGTGTATTGTTTTGGGGCAAGACTTTCTCTTTCAATGAGTTTGAAAAGATGCTCTTGACACTGGAACCAGCAGATTCTATTCTCTTCTTTAATGTCGAGACGAATTGGAAAAGATACATATGGAAATTTACTCATTGGACTTCTTATTCTTTTCAGTGAAATACACATGAAATGTCTTATTTAAGACATCATCACAAAGTTTGTACTCTTTTCCATTAAAGGATACACCATGGATCTGGTAATACCTAACTGCATCATGAATAATTTTTGTTTGTTCAGGTGTAAAATCCATTAGAATCCTTTGATAAAACCATTATACAGCATCAGAATCTTTTTTGGAAAGTTCTTGTGCCAGTTTTTTTGCTGTCCTCATATACTTCCTATCCATCCACCATTTACCTATAGGGGAAGAGAGAATGACTGGATGAAATCTAATCATCCAGAACATCCTCTCTACATTTACCCTTGCAGTTTTAGATAGAATGACAATAAATGTCCCTACATTGGGATCTATTATTACCATTCCAATTATGATAGCAAATATACTCAACCACACATACTCCACAGTCATCAATGAAACTCCTCGTTCCTTCGTCTATCTAGGTACTCTAGAACTTCAGATCTCCACTCCATTAACTCGTTGAAACACTTTTGATTGTGTGCACATTGACGTAGTGCTGAATCTGGTTTCAATACACTCTCATAGAACAATCCAAGGGCATCACGACGCTTTTCATGTTTTTCTGACATAGACTATTCTCCAATAGGTGTGTTAAAGCAAGAGGGATCTGTTCCATCAGCAAATCTTGAGATAAACTCAACTTTCTGATATGGACTGAGTAACTCACTGGACATTACTCCTTCCACCAACCAATCAAAGTCATCACAACTTAAGAGTAATTTTTCTGGAACTGGTTGTGCTAGTGCAAGAAGCAATGGTAGTTGAATCATTTTAGATTGTAATCCATCTACTATTATTTAATGTCCAGTTAGTAACTTCTGCAATCCTTTGTCTTACAGACATAGCAGGTTGCCACCCAAGTTCTTTCATCTTACTACCATCAAGAGCATACCTTAGGTCATGTCCTGGACGTGAAGAATGGAAGTCAATCAACTCATACTTGAGTTCTTTTCCTTGTGCTTCTGCAATGATCTGTGCTAGTTCTAGGTTGTTAAGTTCCTCAGATCCAACAATGTTGAACTTAGGACACTTAGCACCAGTTTCATCTGGTTTGAAACTACCTTTGTAGTTCAATAGGAATAGAATTGCACTGGATACATCCTCTGCATGTATATAATGCCTGGATCCTGGAATTGTGCAACTACTGTCGCTATGAATCGTTACAGTTTCACCATCCCTTGCTTTCTTAATACACATAGGAATGTATTTCTCAGGATGCTGTCTCTCACCAAACACATTCATTGTGTGGGTGATATACACAGGGAGACCATAAGTGTTCTCATATGCTACAGCAAGTTCTTCACCACCTGCTTTAGTTGCACTGTATGGATTGGTAGAGTTGTACCTATCATGCTCCTTATACTTGATGCCATTAGGAGCAGGACCAAATACTTCATCAGTGCTGAAGTAAATGAACCTTTCTAGGTGTGGTTGTTGAGTTCTAGCAAACTCTAGGATGTTGCAGGTAGCAACAACATTATCCAGAACAAACTCCATTGGATATTCAATACTGCGATCCACATGTGAACCAGCAGCAAGGTGGAGAATGTAATCTACTTTGCCAATCTCAGATCTAATAAGTGGATTGAGTTCTGCCTTTAGATCATGGAAAACAACCTTCACACGTTTACGATCCTCTGCTGTAAAGTCAGCAAGGATGTCATTCAACCTGTTCAGATTGCCACTATAATCTAGTCTGTCTAGGGTGACAATTTCCCAGTCAGTGTGTTTAAGAACATAACCAATTAGGTGGTGCGCAATAAAACCTGCACCACCTGTAATAAGAGCTCTCTTTGTCATATTCAATCAAGATAGTAATCTGAAGTATCCACCAATTCCCAACTTAAATCAAGATCTTCTAGGAATTGTGTCAACTCATGTTCAGTTGTAGGAAGGATCTCATCTTCCTCTAGTGTGAATACTGCCTCACACAATGCAGGACCATATTCAGCAGGTTCAAAGTAAGTTTGTGCATGTGTTTGCACTGCATCATCAATTATGGCAGCAACATAGATGCTACCATCTTCATGCTGGTTGATAGTGTCAATGTTAATAATGCTCATGAAATCAATAACTGTACTTGGAAATCATTTGGTCCAGTTTATCCTCTCTATATTCATCTTCTGCTTCTTCTAAATTATCTTCTTCTAGTTCTTCATAGATGGTATCACCATCTTTTTCTAGAAAGATTGAAGGCATGGAGATAGTGAGTGCAAAGGATAATGTATTTAGAGGGAGATTACTCTCCCTCTTGCTGCTGAAACTCAGCATCAATTTTATCATACAATTCCACAAAAGTGGACTTTGTTTCATCATCAAAACGATTCAGGCAGACCTTGAGTGCCTTATCTTTCTTGCCAAAGATAGAATATGCCTTGATGATATGAACAAGACGACGAGTAGAGATCACTTCATCAATACCACCATCATCAAAGGTTTTGCGAATAATCTCAGACCAAGTGCACAGATGCTTGATAAAATCTGTGTGCTCACGAATCATAGGAATACTGAGAGATTCTGCAACCTTAGTGAGAATCTTAGTCTCTACAGTAATGGTAGGATACTCCTGTTCAAAGGTGATAGGGAACCTCTCAAGAAATGCCTCATTGAGCACATTAGTGCCAATGAAACGTCCATCATCAGAACCCTTACCTTTGGTGTTAGCAGTAGCAAACACATTGAATCCTTCCTTAGGAACAATATGCTTACCAATCTTCTTCAAGAAGACACCTTTACCCTCAAGAATAGACTGGAGACACATGATCTTATTGGATGCAAGATCAATCTCATCAAGAAGAAGAATTGCACCCCTCTCCATTGCCTCAACAACAGGACCATTGTGCCATACAGTTTCACCATTAACTAGACGAAAACCACCAATGAGATCATCTTCATCAGTTTCAATAGTGATATTGACACGAATCAATTCACGACCAAGTTGTGCACAAGCCTGCTCAACTCCAAAGGTTTTACCATTACCACTGAGACCAGTAATAAAGGAAGGATAAAATAAACCAGAGGATACAACTTTCTTAATATCACTAAAGTTACCAAAGTTGACGAAGGTATCATCTTTAACAGGGATTAGATTTTGTTGAACAGATGCAATAGTTTGAACAGTGTCCACACCTTCAGCAGCAGGAGCATTATAGGTTTCTTCCAGTTCTTTCACAGTTGCCTCAAGATTCCATTTACCACGACCAACTTTGTAAGTTTGAAGATACTTACTTGCAGTTGCATAAGAAGTATTAAGTTGATCTGCTACAGTACGAACTGCTTGAGTATCAACCTCAACACCAAATTGTTCTTTGAGTAGGTTGACAATCTGTTCTTGCATGTCTTTAACTTGATTACTTTGTAATAATACCATGGATGGAGGAGGAATGGGGGAAATAGTAGACAGTCCCCCAACTGTCACACTAAGCAATAGTATCAATAAAGGAAGACAAAAGTTTCTTATTTGTTTTCTTTTTGCTCAGCATTTTAACAAATGCAGTCTTGATCTGTGCCTTAGATGCATCCTCAGGAACAACAAAATCCTCATCCTGTGCTAGAGCAGTGGAAGGAAGAATGTTGAACTGATCATAACCAGTTCCAGTGAAGGTAATGTACTGATTCTTCTTGAAAGTTTTCTTCACTTCCTCATAATCACCACTCTCTCTTCCATACCATTCATAGCAAGTTCTAAACTCCCTGCTAGGAACAATCCTGAAATTGATGAAGTTCACTGTAGGAAACTTATCCTTCAAGGTAGAAAGAAGAACTTTGGAATACTGAGGGAAGTTTCCATAGGAATAGGACTGATAGATTCTACCATTCTTTCTGTTGCGAATAGTGGTGTTGAATGCTCTGGAATAACCAATATACTCTTCACCAACATGATTCTTTCTCACCTTGGTAATAGAGTTGACATATCCCTCACCATCAGTAAGGAAGACTACATTAACCTTCTGAAGTTTGTTCTTCTTTTGGAAGTCAGGAATTAGAGAATGTAGGGTGAGCATGGTATCACCAAGAGGAGAACCAGAGAGATCAAGATGTCTAGGAGCAGCACCATTACCATACTGAAATGACCAGCAACATGCCCAGATGTTTTTCATTTGCTCTTCTAATTGACGAGCATTTGATTTACTAGAAAAGAAATTCATCAGTCTGAAAGACTTTTCTGGAGCAACAATTCCTGCCACTTTGTCATACAAAGGAGGATGATCTGGTTGCACTTCAACATAAGAACTAGGATCAACAGTGAAAGCATACACTTCAAAGGGAATGTTTGCTTTCTTGCAAAACCAAATCAGGTTGTACATTTGCTTGCAGGTATCAAGAATCCAACGTGCCATGGATCCAGACCAGTCAAGAATAAAGATCAATCCATGATTCTTACCATCAGGAACTACAGAAATCTTCTTGAACAGATCCTCATTGTACTTGTAAGTATGCAGTTTGCTGGTATCAAGAACACCAGTGCGTGCAGTGCTAGAACGAGCATACTGATCTGCTGACTTCTTACACTCAAACTCTTTCATCAAGTAAGAAACTTCTTTCTCAGCAGACTTCTTATACTTAACATACTCAGAAATGACTTGAGTATGCCATTCTTTTACCCAAGAAGAAGAGTTGGCATAGTATTCCTTAGTTGCATTATGAATATACTCATTGGGAACAATTACATTCTCAATTTTAATCTCAGGCAATTCAGCATAGACAGTTTCTTCACCAAACTTGTTAGTCAGATCTTCTGCCTTCTCTTCAAATGATTGAGCAGTCTTTGACTCAAACTCACCATGTTCTTTGCTTGGTTCACTACCACCACCAGAGGGAATCTCTTGTTCCATAGTGGTTTCACTTTCATTATTATCACCAACAGAAGATTGCTCATTGGCATTAACTTCTTCATTGGCATTGTCGTTGGTGTTTTCACTAGCACCTTGCTGATTCTCAGGAAGTTCAACTTCTTCACCACCAACTTGACCCTGATCCTGAGAAATATCAGGCATTTCACTCAGTTTCTTTTTCTTGTAGTTGAGGAAATCAACAATCTCCTGAGAGATTTTGAGAACTTCTTGGAAAGTTTCAACTGCACTAATGCGAGTCACAAAATCATCCTCAGCATCAGAGAATGCAATGTTATGGAATGCACCAATCTTGAAGTACAGATTGATACGATCAATGAATGAAAGTTCATCTAGATTCTCATCCTTAGTGGAGAAGAAATCATCAGCATTCAGTTCATTATAACCATGATAAAAAGTTTTAGACAGACCAGGATATTTTTTCTTCATCAGACGCTCTACACGAACATCCTCAATCACATTAACAAAATCTTTAGGGACATTAGGATATTTTTCACGCCAATCAATGTTATCAGTAAAGATAGCATGACCCACCTCATGCCCCACCAGAAGGTCATAAACAGTGGCAGATGCCCTATCCCACATAGGAAGGGTTAGAACCCTCCTATCAACATCGAAAGAGGCAGTAGAGACCTTTTTATGCTCAACTATAAGGTTCTCTGTTGCCAGACATTTAGCAAGAGATCCTTTTACTTCTAGATTGACTGGCATGTGCTTTCTTGACTGTCCTTACAGGATAGCATAAAAAAGGGGGGTCACCACTCCCCCCTAGTACACTAATTAAACTGTCCACCACCAAGGACAGGTCTTTGGATCTCAAAGCTACAAAGATTCCTCAAGACTTTTACATAGTATCATGACTGAATGTAGATGTCAAGTTGACAGAAACTCAAACCATGAGTAGGATAACTCTGTCAGGGTTCAAGGGAACTTTATGAAGGCTTTGGATATTTATCTTTAACTGCTTGAATTTTAGATGCCATGGCATCTGGAAAAACTCCAGCATGAAATAAAGCATCTAATTGATCTCCCAAGGAAGGATATTCAGGAGATCTTTTTCTTTGATATTCTTTTGATTCCCATTCTGTGCGAAGTCTTGCTGCTTCTGCAGCAATTTCTTCATCAGTTGGTCTTGTTTGAACAGAATCTTGCCAAGTTAATTCATCATTTACTACAGTAAATTCAGCCCCAGGTCTTAAAGATAAAACTGCTTGTGCTATGTCCATTATTGTGATATCTCCATAACTGTAAGAAAACTAGATGGTCTACCTCTAGAAGTATCATCATAAGTGTAGGACCTATTGATATATAGTCCATTAGAATCTTGAGCATAAGCTTCAAATGTGATATTAAAGGATCCAGAACCACTATGACCATACAAATATTGGCCATCAAATCCTTCTATAGAAGCATTACCAGAAGCATCAGCAGTTGCACCAAAAAATGTATGAGATGAACTTCTATAAGCACTTGAATTACCTTCTCTACTCAAAACAACATTGCCATTAACAAACATAGTAACTCTTGAAGAATATTGATAAACTCCTACTTTAATTCCATATGTTATAAGAAACTTAGAATTTGACCTTAAGGGAGTTACAGTTGTATTTAATCCACTATAAGATCTGTATGTGCCACCTGATCCAGAAAGGAAAGTTGCATTTGAATCTACAGTTTGAACTACGTTAATAACTCTCCCTAAATTAGGGTCTCCAGCAGTGGTTTGTATATTATTAACTTTTAATGTACTCATGGTCTTGTTATCTTATAGTTTTATTTAGAAACTTAATTTGGCTCTTGAGGCCATTCTACGTCCTTAATAAATGGTCCATCTAATGTAGGATTAGCGGTGTTTGGAAGATCTCTTAGTGCTTGTCTATAAGTTGCCCATTCTGCTTTTGCAGAGTCTGATAAAGGACTATCAGAACCTTGAGTCCAATCGCAATTCTGAAGAAGTATGTTCCTATGTTTTTTCAATCTATTCATAGGTTCAGCATTTCTCAATTCCTCTAACTTAGCATTGACTTCTTCTTCAGTTGGAGGAATAGGAATTAGTGATTCATCCCATACAATATTTTCATAACTATCCTCACCTCTTACGAAGAAAGATCCTGGAATATTTCCAGTCAAAGCATGAACTGCTTGTCCTATAGTAACTTCAGGTAACAACATATTTTTTTCTCCTATTAGTCTTGAGTATATATTCCAGTATAGTATATTCTATATGTATTGTTAGTGCTAGTATTATAAGCACTAATTCCACTTATTTGTAGACTTTGAGTTCCAGTTGGATCCCAAGGAATAATTAAAGGAGTAATGGAATAGTTATAATACCAATTATAGTGTGCTTGCAAATCTTGCATTCCTTCGTTACTTGTTTCTCCTGTTTGATGATACCACCCTGCCAAGTATCCATGGTTGCTACTACCATTGTGTTGATAAAAAACAGCTATTCCTATTGCATATACATCACTTCCAGTTGCTCCACTAATAGATCCTAAAGTCTGAGAGGTGCCATTGTATGAAGTATGCCAAGTTATATCACCACCAATTTGAGTCATGGTTCCTTGTGGAATTCCAACTCTATTATGTTTAGTAACCCCGTCAGATTTAAAAATACTCTCTGCTTTTAAGATACTCATAATGAATCTAACTCCGCTGGTCTAGGATATTTAGCTTTGATTTCATTACACTTATCTATGTATGCTTGAACTTGAGCATTGTCACCTTTCACAACACCATCAATATAGTCTACTATTGGTGGATATTCCAACATTCTGTTGGTTTTATATTCACTGAGTTCAGCAATTCTATCTTGCCTAATTCCTTCAGATTCCCACTCTTCTCTAGTTGGTTTTTTCTGACCACCTTCCCACACAGGAGGTTCAAGCCATTCTAAACCATCATAGTGGAATCCACTACAATTAAATCTTGCTCCAGGTCTAAGTGCCTGTATAATTTTTACTGGGTTGCTCATGCTACTTCTAATAGTGTAAATGTTGAAGAACCATTTCCATAATAATCTGAGTTATTTCTATCATCATATGCATTATAATTAAGACCAACATTATATGATCCACTATAACTTCTCAGTTGTAGTCCATAAGTTACTGCAGATGTTGTTGCTGGACTATCAAGGTAATTGATGGAAGGTGCGTACATACCATAACCAACGCTTGCTCCTGGATATTCATTAACAACAAAGGAAGCAACTGTTCTACTTCCTCTGGGAATGCCATAAGCATCAGGTAAGGTAGAACCATTTCTAATCAATCTTCCTTTAGCTTCCCAATATCCTGTTGAAACGTTAAAAGATCCCAATACTAAAATTTTACTGCTGCTACTTGTTGGAGTGATTGTAGCAGTCATGTTAGGAACTGTAGCCCAAGCTCCAGCACCACCAGACCAAAAATCTCTATAGGTGTTGCTCACTACTTGAATTACATGTCCACTACTGTTTAGTAGTGGTTTACCACCTGTAGTGGTAATTGCATTTGTCTTAAGTGTACTCATAATATCTTTTTTTGATTATTTATAATACGACCCAAACTGCACCACTATTAACAGTGACAGTGACGCCACTATTTATAGTGATTGGACCAATACTCATATGATTGGTTCCATTACTAAGAGTTGTGTTTGAGGTTATTTGTTGTGAAGATTCCATGATAACTCCACCACCTTTTGCGCCTATAGTTTGGGACATTAAACCTCCTGTGCTCCAGAATAGTATTCTGTAGATTTCAAATGATTGTATGCCTGAGTCAGAATTGAATCTGAACTCTCAGTATCAATAAAGAACTTAATTTCATAAGTTTCTCCTTCAGTCTGTAGTCCTTCAGGCATAAAATCATGTACAGTATCACCAAAC